GCACATTGAGGGCATGATTCGTGACGTTCCCGTGGTGCTGGAACTGGCGCCCTGGTACGGGATGAAGCACCGCGACAACACCCTGGAGGCCAAGTGTTTTGCCAACCGCAAAATGCTGTGGTGCCTGGGGGGTAAGGCCGCCCGTAACTATCGGGAGAAAAGCCCCGACACCGTCATTTACGACGAGCTGTCAAAATTTGACGAGGATATCGAAGGCGAGGGCGCGCCCACGTTCCTGGGTGATAAGCGCCTGGAGGGCGCGACTTTTAAGAAGTCGATTCGCGGCTCTACGCCGACCGAGTCCGAGAAGTGCCAGATTTCCCGAGCCGCCATCGAGTCGCCACACGACCTTAGATTCAACATCAAGGCGCCATGCTGCGGCACCGAGCTGGTGCTGCAGTGGGGTGGCAAGAATGAGCCGTTTGGCATCAAGTGGCGGCTCAATGAACGTCAGGAAGTCGAGGCGGCATGGTACCTGTGCCCGCACTGTCAGGGTGGCACGTTTGAGTATCACGAGATGGTCACGGCAGCAGCCGAGACGGGCCGCTGGATTTGCGAGCGCTCTGGAATCTGGACCCGTGACAGCATGGAGTGGTTCGACGCCTCGGGAGAGCCGACCGCAACGCCGCGCTCAGTGACATTCAGCGTGTGGACGGGCTATTCAACGTTCACCACTTGGGTGGATATCGCGACCGACTTCGTCAAGATCGGCAAGGACCGGGGCAAGCTCAAGACCTTCGTCAACACCACGCTAGGCGAGGTGTGGGAGGAAGACCAAAGCGAGAAGCTGGACTGGGAGCAACTGCGCGACCGCCGCGAAGTGTTCGCGCACATTCCAGCTGGAGCTGTTGCCCTGTTCGGTGGCATCGATACCCAAGACGACCGTTACGAGGGCCGCGTGTGGGCCTATGGTGCTGGTGAGGAAGCATGGCTAGTTCATCGCTTTATTCTGACCGGCGACCCGGCCAGCATCGAGCTTCGGCGCAAGGTGGGCCGCGAGATTCACCGCCATTTCAAACGCGCCGATGGCTCGGTGATGCGGGTCGAGCGGTGGTGCTGGGACTCGGGCGGCCACTATTCGGACGAGGTTCGCGCCGAGAGCCGCAAGCATGGCGTGCAGTGGGTTATCCCGATTTTTGGTGCCAGTACCTACGGCAAGCCCATTGCCAACTTCCCGCGCAAGAAAGACAAGCGCAGCAAGGTCTACCTGACCGAAGTCGGCACCGACAACGCCAAAGAGCTGATTTACAGCCGCCTGAAACTGCAGCCGGATGGGCCTCGCCCAGTGCCTGGCTGCATGCACTTGCCCGCCGATGAATCGATTTGCGACGAGGACGAGCTGCAGCAGCTGACCAGCGAGCGCAAAAAGTGGGTCGTGATCAAGGGCAAGCGCGTTATGCGCTGGGATGCCGGCGGCCGTCGTAACGAGGCTTTGGACTGCGCCGTGTATGCCCTGGCGGCGCTGCGTATCAGTCAGCAGCGTTTCGGCCTCGACCTCGACCTGCTGGCCAGCCAGAACCCTGATACCGGCGTGTGGGAAGTCGAGGACGACGAGGACGACGCGCCCGAGGTTGAGGTGGATTCGCCACCGGCCGAATTGCCGGCGCCCGAACCGACGCCGCCTGAGCCGGCATCAGAACCCCAGCCCGCTACCGGCGGGTGGATTGAAACAGGAGGAAGCGGATGGCTGCGATAAATGCGCAGGAAATGGTCGATATCTACCTGCAGGCCGAGGCTGAGCTGCTGCAGGGTGGTAAAGACGTGCAATTCAACGGCCGGCGCGTGGTGATGGCGGACCTGCCGCAAATTCGTGCCGGTCGTACCGAGTGGGAGCGCCGGGCAGCGGCTGAGGGCCGCAATGGCCGCTCGGGCCACTCCCTGGCGGTATTCGGATGATCGGGGAGCTGCTGGACCGTGCGATTGCGCCCTTTGCCCCCAAGTTTGCGCTGGGGCGGATGCAGGCGCGCAGCGTAATCATGGCCTACGAGGCTGCCAGGCCTTCGCGGACCCACAAGGCAGTGCGGGAGACGCGCGACGCTGATGCCGCCCTGCAGCCAGCGCTGCAGTCCATACGTGAGCAGATTCGCGCCTTGGAAGAAAACCACGACCTCGTTACCGGGCTATTTGACCGCCTGGACGAGCGGGTGGTGGGCGGCCCTGGCATTGCTGTGGAACCTATCCCGCTGCGCTATGACGGCACAGTGCACACCGAGTTGGCCGCAGTGATTAAGGCCGCATGGGCGGAATGGTCCCTCAAACCCGAGGCATCCGGCGAGCTGACCCGGCCGCAGGTCGAGCGCCTGGTGTGTCGCACCTGGTTGCGTGACGGGGAGGCCCTGGCGCAGATGCTGATGGGCAGTGTGCCGGGCTATCAGCACCTGACAAGTGTGCCCTTTGCCCTGGAGTTGTTGGAACCGGACCATTTGCCGATTGGCTACAACGATCCGGCCAGCGGGATTATTCAGGGGGTCGAGCGCAACGCGTGGCGCCGGGTGAAGGCCTACCACGTTTTCAAGGAACATCCAGGCGGCCCCGGAGCCTTGAGCTTCGCGCAAAACACCAAGCGCGTGCCGGTTGAGCAGATGATTCACATTGCCCACCGCAAGCGCATTGGGCAGAACCGGGGCGTTCCGCTTTTGCATTCGGTCCTGGTCCGCCTGGCGGATATCAAGGATTACGAGGAAAGCGAGCGGGTGGCCGCGCGGATCAGTGCCGCGCTGGTCATGTACATCAAAAAGGGCACCCCGGATGACTTCGTGATGCCTGGCAGGGGTCAGCAGCAGGCGCAACGCTCGTTCAACTTCGCGCCGGGCATGGTGTTCGACAACCTGCTGCCCGGCGAGGAAGTGGGTACGGTTGAAAGCAACCGGCCGAACCCGTTCCTTGAGGGGTTCCGCAATGGCCAGCTCAAGGCGATTGCCGCCGGTGCGCGCAGCACCTACTCCAGCGTGGCCCGCAGTTACGACGGCACCTATTCGGCGCAACGTCAGGAGCTGGTCGAGGGGCAGTTGGGCTACGACCTGCTGCAGCACGAATTCATCGACTACTGGTGTCGTCCGGTTTATCGCGCCTGGCTGCGAATCGCGGTGATGAGCGGCCATATCAAGCTGCCGCCTGACGTTAACCCGCTGACGCTCTACGGCGCCTTTTACCAAGGCCCGGTTATGCCCTGGATCAACCCAGTGCATGAAGCGACCGCGTGGGAACTGCTGGTCAAGGCTGGATTTGCCGACGAGGCCGAAGTGGCTCGCTCTCGTCAGCGCAACCCCTCGGAACTCAAGGCGTCCCGCAAAGCGGAAATCGACAAAAACCGAGAGGACGGGCTGGTATTCAGCTCGGATTACTACCACCTGACCTATGGGGTGAAGCAAGGAAATGAACCAACCAATGGCAACAAAGAGCCCGCCGATGTGGATGAGCCCGCAGGGGGCGGTAGGGGCAACGACGAATAGCTGGTACGCCATGCGTGCCGGCACCCAGTCCGGCAGTGTGGACCTGGACCTGTTCGGGGATATCGGCACCGAGGGCGTGACCGCGCAGCAGTTCGCCAACGACCTGCGCGCGCTCGGTGACGTTTCGCAGATCAACCTGCGTATCAACTCGCCGGGTGGGGCCGTGTTCGAGGGCATGGCCATTTACAACCTACTCAAGCATCACAAGGCCCGCAAAGTCGGCACGGTGCTGGGCCTGGCGGCCAGCATGGGCAGTGTGGTGCTGATGGCCTGTGACGAGGTCAGGATGCCCGCTAACGCCATCCTCATGATTCACAAGCCGTGGGGCATCCAAGGCGGTAACGCCGAGGCCATGCGCAACTATGCCGACCAGCTCGACATGTTCGAGGCCAGCATGATGGCGGCTTACACCGACAAGACCGGCAAGACCGCCGAAGAAATCGACAAGCTGTTGGCCGCTGAAACGTGGATGACTGCTGCCGAGGCGGTCGCGCTGGGCTTCGCTGACGTAATTCTCGAACCCGTCGAGGGGTTCGGGCAAATCACTTCCAACCGTTACAAGGACTTTATCAATATGCCCCCAGCAGCAAAGCAACTGTTCGTCCCGCAGGGGTCGGCTCCAGTCACCCCGCCGGCTGCGGCGGTAGTTATCCCGCCCAACCCGACCGAAACTGCTGAGCAGATCGTGGCGCGGGCCTTGGCTGCAGACGGCCAGCGCCGTACCACCATCATGGCCTCGTTTGCGCCATTCAGCGGTCATGAAACCCTGCGTGATACCTGCCTGAACGATACGGGGTGCACCGTCGAGCAGGCCAACGCCAAACTGCTGGCCGCCATCGGCCAGGGGACAACCCCCACCGGCGTGATTCTCCACCCTGGACATGTCGGCAACGGCAATATCGTGGGCGACTCGGTGCGGGCTTCGCTGTTTGCCCGTGCCGGCCTGGGCGAGGTAGAGGCCGACAACCGCTATAACAACATGACACTGCGCGAGCTGGCCCGCGCCTCGCTGGATGGGCGCGGCATTGGCGTGGCCTCCTTGAACGTCATGAATATGGTTGGCTTGGCCTTCACGCACAGCTCCAGCGACTTTGGCAGCATCTTGATGGACGCCGCCTATAAGGCGCTGCTGGCAGGCTGGGACGGCGCCGAAGAAACCTATCACCTGTGGACTAAGCCGGGCCGTCTGAGTGACTTCAAGGTGGCCAACCGCGTAGGTCTGGGTCAGTTCTCGTCGCTGCGCGAAGTGCGGCCGGGTGCTGAGTACAAGCACATCACCCTGACGGACAGCGGCGAAACCATCCAGCTGGCCACCTATGGTGAGATTTTCAGCATCAACCGTCAGGCGATCATCAACGATGATCTTGACGCACTGACCCGTATCCCAGCCCTGATGGGTGAGGCTGCGCGGGCAACTATCGGTGATTTGGTTTACTCCATCCTGACCGATAACCCGACGATGAAGGATGGCAAAAAGCTGTTCGATGCGTCGCGTAACAACCTGTTCACGGCTGGTTCCAAGCTGTCGCTGGACTCTCTGAGCGCGGCCAAGACGGCCATGCGCCTGCAGCAGGCCGCTGTCGCCAAAGGCGCCAAGCCACGACCGCTGAACATTCAGCCAGCCTTTGTACTGTGCCCAGTGGCCCTGGAAGACAAGGCCAAGCAGATCATTGGTTCGGCCTCGGTGCCGGGTGCTGATGCCAACTCGGGTATCGACAACCCGATTCGCAACTTTGCCAAGGTCATTGCCGAGCCGCGTTTGGATGCCGCGTCGTCGACCGCGCACTACCAGGTGGCCAAGAAAGGATCGGACACCATCGAAGTGGCTTACCTGGACGGCGTGGACAAGCCGTACTTTGAAACTCAAGAAGGTTTCACCAGCGACGGCATGGCCACCAAAGTGCGGATCGATGCCGGCGTGTCGGCGGTTGATGCCCGTGGCATGAACAAGTCGACCGGCGCGAACTAACCCCGCGCGTTACCCATAACACCCCGCCTTTGCGGGGTTTGTTGTTTCTGGAGCAGGAGAATCAAATGAGCACCAACTATGTGAGCAATGGCAAAACCGTGACCCTGCCGGCACCGACTGGCGGGTCGGTGGCAGGTATCCCTCAGGTGATCGGTGATTTGGCCGTGATGCCGCTGCAAAGCGGCTCCAAGGGCGCGGCGATCACCTATCACACTTCTGGCGAATGGGATGCACCTGCGGCGGCCGGCATGAAGGCTGGCAGCAAGGTCAGTGTGCTGGACGGCCAGCTGGTGCCGCCGGAAACGGCCAATGCCAAGCCGTTTGGCAAGCTGACCAGCGATGTGGTCAACGGCGCCGCTTCCGTGCTGATCGTGCAGTAATGGTGCGTTCGAGCTTTCGCGAGCGGGCGGCGATGCTCAGTCAGCGGGTACTGAGGCGCGTGGGTGACCGCGCGTTTCTGGCGGATGACAGCACTGTCATGGGTACCTTCGAGAACCCATTCATAGATTCCCAGGTGCAGGGCCGGAGCGGAAAAGGCCTGTCAACGTCGGTGGATGCTGCCGCTGTGGGGGAGCCCCGGTTTTGTGTGCTGGCTGCAGAGGCAGCGCGCTTGCCCAAGGGCTCGATTCTGACCATGGACCTGCCGGCCGATCAGGGCGGCGGACGTTACCGGGTGATCCGGCCGGAGCCGCTTGGTGATGGCATGGTGAACTTGGTGTTGGGGGTTGAGCGTGAGCGAACAGCAGACATCCGATAGCGAGCTGACGCGGCTGCATGAGGCGATTACCGCCACCATCAAGGAAGGCATTCCGCAGCTGCAGCATGTGGAGGCCTGCCCCGTGCTCGAGGACGGCCTGCCACTGCCCATGCTGATGTACGCCATGACGAACCTGCAGCCAGGGGATGACCCCGGCGACGGCCGTGTGTGCGTCGTGGCAACGTTCGAGGCCTGCATTCTGGTTGAGGCTGCCCGGCACCAGGCACCCATACAGGCGGCAATTCTGGCTACCAAGTTGGTGGGGCTGCTGAATTACCAGCAATGGGGGCAGGATTTCGTCATGCCCGTTTCCGATGTGTTCGCCGGTCCTACCGCGCCTATTCCCGAACTGGCGGAATGCACCGCGTGGGCGGTCCAGTGGCGGCAGACCATTTACTTGGGAACCACTCAGTGGGTTTGGGACGATGATTCGCCCAGCGCGCTGGTTCTGACGCACGGTGAGGAAGAACGGCATGAGCTATCCGCTGGCTGAGCATGACCGGATGATTGCCGGCATGATCCGAAAATGCCGGGTCGTGGCGCTCGATCTCGCTGCCGATCCGCCGGTGTGCCGGGTTTCGGATGGTGAGTGGACCAGCGCCTGGGTGCGCTGGCATAGCCTGGGTGCCGCACCTGGTGCGCGGCACTGGCTTGCCCCTGGCATGCATGAGCAGGGCGTGCTGATCAGTACCAGCGGCGATGTAAGCCAGGGCACATTCCTGCCGGGGCTGTACGGTGGTGCCGCCCCGGCGCCGGATGACCGCGACCATGTCCAGCGCTGGCTATTCGAGGACGGTGGGTCGCTTACCTATGACTGGCAAGCCAAGCGCTACAGCATCGAGCTGCCGGCCGGCCAGGTGGATATCAAGGTGGGTGGGTCGGTCATTACCGTAACGGAGTCGGCCATTGAAGCGATGGCGCCCATGCTGCGGTTCATCGGGCCAATGTTGATTCAAGGTGCGTTACGCGTAACGGGCGATATCTACGGTGACGGCCGGATCATCGACACGGCCGGTAATACCCCTAACCACAAACACTGACCTGCAAGGGCGTGCGCTCAGGCGCTGTAGTCCCGATAACAACCAGCCCGCCGAGCGCGGGCTTTTTCATACCTGGAGGAACCCATGGCGACCAAAAAGGCGGCTGAGGCCGCACAGGAGGCCCCTGTGGCCGACGAAACCCCCCAAGTGTTGTACCGAGACGCGGTTTTCCGCTCTCGCTCCATTTTCACCCCCAGCGGCGCCCAGTTCGATGTAGTCAATTTCGAGGTGCGTGTGCCGACCTCGGACGACGAGGCGCTGGCCACCTTCGATGAGCACCCGGATTTCCAGCGCGTGCAGGAGTAACGCCCCATGATCGGAATGGACCGCCACACCGGCGCCGTGCTGTCCGGGGTCGATCACTTGCGGCAGTCCATCGTGGACATTCTGACCACGCCCGTGGGGTCGCGGCTGATGCGGCCGGAGTACGGCAGCAAACTGCGCCGGTTTGTCGACCAGCCAGTTAACGCGGGCTGGAAAAGCGCGGTACAGGCTGAGGCCGCGCGGGCGCTGCAGCGGTGGGAGCCGCGCCTG